CTTTCCATCATCTTCACGTCTGTGAACATAAACGTAAAAGCCTGTAGAATTTGAATTGCTCATGCTGTTGTTCCTTGAAAACAATGACTGGGAAGTGACGGCTAGATGTACCACCATCTGGCCGTTGCGCCATTATAAACTGTGTTAGGATAACGCACCACATAAAAGGCAACCCAATGAAATTAGATCAAGTAGTGAAGCACTTCAAAACACAAACCGCAGCAGCAAAGGTGCTGGGGGTGACGCAGCCAACACTTAGCAACTGGAAGACCCGAGGATTCATTCCTGCTATTCAGCAGTTGCGCATTGAGAAAATCACCAAGGGAAAGCTAAAAGCTGACAAAGGTATCCTCTAATTTTTTAGGTCGGGCCACAGGGTGGCCACCTTCGTGCCAATTCGTCTTGTTGGCCGTGGCCCGATCACCTTTTATTTCAAGACGTCAAAGCAAGACGATGACAACAGACAACGATAACGAATCAAAACTCTCCGACATTCAGAAGTCTCAGATAGAGCACGCGTTTGCGTACATGCAGCGTGGGTGGTCATTGGTGATGATGCCGATGAAGACGAAGGGGCCGAATTACCCGGGGTGGAACAGCCCCTCGGAATTGATTAACACCCCCGAGCGCGCCGTCTTCAAACTCAGCCAAGGACCACAGAACATGGGCTTGGTGCACCAACCCTCGGGAACCTGCGCCCTTGACGTGGATGACGAGGCATGGTCTCGTCACATCATGGAGGAGCTTGGCATTGACTACGACGCCATCATTGCTCAGGGCATGCGCATTCGCAGCAAGGACAACCGCGACAAGGTGATCTTCGTCGGCGCCCCTGCGGACCTGCCGTTGCTCAAGATCACGTGGCCAAAGAAGGATGCGAAGTCCCCAGTGGATCGCTTCACCATCATCGAGTTCCGTGCAGGTCCCAACCAAGACGTGCTCCCACCCAGTCAGCACCCTGATGGGCACAACTACACGTGGACGGAAGGCCGTGCACCGTGGGACTTCGAAGAGATGCCCACCATGCCCACGATCTTGCTGGACCTGTGGCGTCAGCTGGCGGACCGCTCGAGCGGGCTGCGCGAGGAGATCGACAACATGTGCCCATGGAAGACCATGCACTCTGGCAAGCGTTACGCGCAGCAGAGTCGCACCGTCAACCCTGAGCACAACGATGTGATCGGCGCGTACAACAAGGCCGTGAGCCTTGAAGACCAGTTGACGCAGGCAGGGTATCGCAAGAAGGGGAAGCGTTGGTTGGCGCCCAGCTCATCCACGCGCATTCCCGGCGTCGTGGTGTTCCTCGACCAAGAGCAGCAAAAGTGCTACAGCCACCACGGCTCAGACCCCTTGGCCGATGGCTACGCTCACGATGCGTTTGATCTCATGTGCACTCTGCAGCACAACGGTGACATCAAGGCGGCACTCGACGAGGCGGCTAAGTTGGTGGGCATCGAGCGGCACGCACCCAAGCGCAAGCCTGACGTGGTCATTGACCTCGACGCAGCCCTCGCTGCACAGGCAAAGCGCAAGGCGGCAGCCCAACCCATCCCCGTGCTCGAGCGCAGCACCACGCCCATCACCTCGACGACCATCATCATCGATGAGGAGCGTGATCTGCCTGTGCTTAAAAAAGAGGCAGCTAACTCGGACGAGCTGACCTACGACGTGCCGGACTATCCGCGGCACTTGCTGCAGCCCGGCGGCATCGTGCAGGAGATCATGGAGTGGATCTTGCAAACGGCCCAGAAGCCTCAGCCCATCCTCGCATTGGCTGGCGCCTTGAGTGTGGTGGGCACAGTGCTCGGTCGCAAGGTGGCAACCAGCACAGGGCTGCGCACCAACTACTACCTCGTCGGCGTGGCAGGCACATCTGCGGGCAAGGACCATGCGCGGAAGTGCGTCAAGGTGCTCATGACCGCAGCTGGCCTCAACGATCTGCTTGGCGGTGAGGAGCTTGCATCTGGCCAAGGCTTGTTGGCACGCACGGCAGCGCACCCCAACACCTTATTCCAAATCGATGAGCTTGGCCTTTTACTCAAGGCTGTGGCCACCAAGGGATCAGGCCCCCACCTCGCATCGATCATTACCAGTTTGATGAAGTTGTTCTCGAGTGCAGGCACGGTCTACAACGGCACAGAGTACGCGGACCAAAAGAACCGCAGCCGTGTTGACATTGCGTACCCCTGCGTGGGCTTGCATGGCACGACCACACCTGAGACGCTGTGGCCTGCGCTGCAGAGCCAAGACGTGGTGAGCGGCTACCTCAATCGAATGATCATGATGTTCGTGCCAGATCGTCGCGTGCAAAAGCAGTACGTGGGCATCGGTCAGCCACCGCAATCAATCATCGATTGGATGAAGGCGGCTCGCGAGATGAGCAACGGCATCATGGGCCTAGACCCAGCCAACCCGATCGAGGTGCCCTTTGCTGGCATGACCAACCAAATCTTCGTGGACTTTGACACGTGGGTCGAAGACCACATGGAAGAGGTCAAGGCCAAGCAGTTGGCTCCGCTGTGGGGTAGGGCATGGGAGCATGCTGCAAAGTACGCTCTGGGCTTCGCATGCGCCCGCTACGACGCCAAAACACTCAAGCAGGTAGCTCAGGGTGGGGGACTCGAGATTGACCCATCCAGCGCCCAATTAGCCATCGACTTCGTCAAGTTCACCATGTTGGTCCAAGAGACCCAAGTGGCACAACGAATGGGTGACAGTGACTTTGATCGTCAGGCACAGGAAACCCTACGCGTCATACGCAACGCTGGTGTGCGTGGTCGCACACACGCTGAGTTGGCAGAAGCCAGTCGTATGTTCAGGGCATTGAAACCCAGCGAGCAAGATGCGGTGATGGACTCAATCAAGCGTCGTGACCTTGTGTCTTTGGTTCAGTACAAGCCATCATCTGGCAAAGGCAAACCACGAATGGCATGGGTGGCAGCAGAATTTGTTGTCCCTACAAATGAAGATGAGGAGAGCCAACAAAGCTGACAAAGCGGACAAAAGGCGGACAGCCTGTCCGCTCTGGAAAGCCGCATGGGGCAAGGGATTCAGTTATATATACATACAAAAAGATATACTCTTTATTTATATATATATACTCCCCTCCCCCTTGTTTTAGGCCCCGTCCGGTTTGTCCGGTTTGTCCGGTTTATTAGATTGATAAAATGGTTTGTTGTAAAAACACAACACTTGTTACTAATAACGAACCTGCTTAAAAAAGAGGCAAATTGCACAAAAAATGAGCACACAGAAAACAATTGAACTTGAGCTGCCTTGGCCGCCAACTGGCAACCATGCCACGAAGCACACTCGCGCTGGCGTCCACTACAAAACGGCTGAGGCAAAGTCCTACCGCGCTGCCATTGCCCAGCTGCTTGGCTGGAAGGGATTGGGCAAGGAGCCATTGATTGGCCCGCTCAAGGTTGAGTGGTTGTTGGCCCCACCTGATCGACGTGCTCGCGACGTGGACAACGCACGCAAGGAAGCAGCCGACGCCCTTACGCTTGGCAAGCTTTGGGTCGACGACTCGAACAAGGTCATCCGCAAAGAGACCTTCATTTGGACTGACCCAGAACCGAAGGGGAAGATTTTCTTGACGATAACTATTGGAGATTTGACATGACTGACAACGTCATCCAATTTGGCAAGAAGCCAAAGCAAGCGGCGCCGCCTGCGCCAGCCCATGGCGACATGACTGGCTACCAAACCGCCAGAGCAATCTCGCGCCACTTAGGCATCGCCATCTCAAACGAGGATGCTGCGCGTCTGCACGACCACATTCAGTCGATAGCTGCCAACGCCTACACCAACGGCATCTTGAATGAGCGCGAGGCGTGCGCAATGATTGCTTGGAACATGGAGCCTGACGACAACGGACCAATTGAAACGGCAATACGAGCAAGGGGAGCCAATGCATGATCGAAGTCATCAAGACCTACACCAGCGGACCGACGAGGCCAGTGGCAGTGACGTTGGCATATCGCTGCAAGAGCTGCGAGAGGATATGGCCAGACATAGTCAACGACAGAGTCAAAGCGTACAACCACGAATGCAAGGGAAAGAAACCATGATCAACAAACGAGCACTTGAGAAGGCAATCAACGACACCATGCGCGAGCAGTTCTCAGCGCAGATGCGTGAGTTCCTTTGCTACGGCGCACCAAAGGAAATCACTGAACTGTACAAGCGATACGTCGACGAGTGCATGGCTGCAGACAAGCGTCGTGCTAAGCGCGTTGAGATCATTAAGCGAGTTGGCGCATTGTTGGTGGTGGCTATCAGCATCGGTTGCGTCTTTGCAATTGGGAGTGGACGAGCATGACAACACACATCGACAGCACAGGCGCAGCAGCCGTGGATCACAACTACTTTTGGCAACCCATCGAGACCTGCCCACGCGGCGCCAAGGTGCAGCTGTTGGGTAAAGGTGGCGTGGCCATGTACGGCCAATACCACGGCAAGGAAACTTTCTATACGCATTGGGCGCCATTGCCCAAGCTAAAGCGGGAGGCGGCATGAGAGATCTGATTGACGACGAGGGCGAGAACCAAGCCGTGCGCATGTTCCTGCTTTTGTACGGTGGCAACAACGGGTGCACAACTGGGCTTATGCGCTATCACCTGAAGATGTCTGGATTCAACAATGCTTGGCCCGAGTGGGCAAACAAAGACATGCACCTCACCAAAGCTGGTGCGCAACTGTGGCTTCGCCACCTATTCAACTTGGAGACTGCACAATGATTCGAATTCAACCAGACTGGTGCGGTGAGTTGCTCAGCATGTGGGCTGCCAAGGATTGGAGCGACGCCCAAGGCGACCTCGGCTTCCCTAACGTGTCACCCATGTTTGCCAAGACCACGGCGTTCGCTGCCGAGGTCGAGGATGTCGAGGGCTACAGCAGCGCAGAGCTTCGCGCCATGACCGCTGCAGTTGATTGGCTCAAGACCACACACCCAGATCACTGGCGCGCACTCAGCCGTGAGTTCAGGCAGTGGACTCGCAGAGACCTAGCACCCAAAGACAACGACCGGGAGCTGGTGCTCGAGGCTGGGCGCATGCTCGCAAAATATATTGACGAGACCCTAGGATAGGGTTCACATCTGTTATACAATCGCGCAACGCAATTTCGCGTTGCATCTTGGAGACGACCATGATCACACCACAAACCGAAAGCGGCCAAATCGTTGGCCACCGCACACTCACCAACTCAACTGTTGACCACCGCATTAACCCACTCGTTGTTGGCTGGGTTCCAGTGCGCGCTGGATCGCAGCAGCATGAGGCAATCCCCAGCCGATTCAATGACCGACTCGAGTACCGCGATGGTCGCGTGAAAGAAGTAGGCGCATGACGATCAACAAGCACGCAAAGACTGGGCGCATTCGCACCTTTCTGCGCGACAAGAAAGAGGGCATGAGTGCGCAGCTGATCGCTGACACTCTTGGCCTAGATGCTGATTACGTTCGCGTGATGCTGACTCAAATGCCAGACACGTACATTGAGCGATGGGACCGAACCAAGACTGGCCGAGGATGGCTTGCTGTGTGGAACGTGGCCCACGTACCGCCAGACGCCATGCGCCCTAAGTCTGCAGCTGTTGAGCGTCGCCTATACGACGCTCAGTACCGCGAGAGAAAGCGATACGCCAAGCGCAAGGCCGAGATGGCAGAGAAGAACGCAGCGTCGCAAGACATTGCGCCAACAGACAACAAGCCAAAAACTGTGTGGGTCACACCACCACCATGGAGTCACTGATGACGTACAAAGACAAACTGAAGATCGCACAGGCAATCGGTTCTATTGCGTGGAAGATGAGCGTGTTCGTAATGATGATTGCCACATGGATTCAAATCATTGGCGGCCTTATCAACAAGGACTACATGCAGGTGTTGGCTTGGGCCGCGCTTCGTGTGATCGTTTCATTGAACGAGATCGAGGAGAAGCTATGAGTAAAGAAGCAATGAAGCTGGCGCTTGAGGGTGCAGCAAATTACATTGATGTTCTGGGCGGTGACAGTAAAAAATATCGTCAAGTTCTAGAAGAAGCATTAACCAAGCAAAAGCAGGGTGAGCCTGACTTGATTGAATGTGGTAATTGCCACGAAGGTCTTGCAGATATGGAACACGTTTGCAAAAAGTGCCTTGGTGCTGGATGGGTAAACAATCCAAAGCAAGAGCAGGGGGGCACTACGTGCGACGAGCCTGTGGCGATTGTTGTTGCTTCTGAATATGAAGACGGCTCATATGCGGGGAATCATCTTGAGTGGCGTGGACGCAATGAAGCCAATGATTTTCCAGTTGGTACAAAGCTCTACACCACACCACCAAAGCAAGAGCAGGGTGAGCCTGTGGCGTGGCTATGGAAACACATTAATCGAAAAGGCGAAGAATTAAATGCTGGCTTGTCATTTGAAAAAGTTGAACCAACCAATAACACTTTTTGGATGAATCCAAACGACCCAAGACTTACAGCCACAGAGGTTCAGCCTCTCTACACCACACCACAACAACGCAAGCCGCTGACGTTTGAACGAGTTTACAAATTGTGGTTGGCACGTTTTGACACAAACGAATATGACGATGTGTTTATGAACTTTGCCAGAGCAATCGAAGCCGCCCACGGCATTAAGGAGAACACATGATTCGCACTAACAACCTTTGGGCGCCAGTTGTTACAGCAGGTCGCAAACCTTGGATTATTTGGACTTGTGTTCGTTCTACGAGAAAGGATGCAAAGGCCGCATATCTTGAAGGTTTCCCAGAAAAGTACCACAAAGAACATCTTGCACGAGTAAAGTTTGTCAAGGTCTTTGTAGCCGCCCACGGCATTAAGGAGTAAGACATGAGCCGCAACGACATTACCGGCGACTCACTCGTGAGCAAGGCAGCCACCGAGGAATACAGGACCAACCTCGAGCGAGTGTTCGGGGTCAAGAAACCTTGGTACATACGACGCGACGAAGAGGCGCGACACAAGCTGCCTTGCGTTTTTTGTGAAAACAATATTAAGCATGAGAGCTGCATCAACAAGATGCCAACTGTGGTTGACGTAGACCTACCATGAACATCGACAACCTGAAGCTGGACAGGCCAGCGCCACTGACGAACGCTGAGCGCCAGAAGCGTTGGCGTGCGAAGCAGGCGAGTCGCGGCATCACCGTGGCTTTCCATGCCCACACCGAGGCCACGGCAGCCCTCATGTACCTTCGCAAGCAGTGGGGCTTCACCAGCAACCAAGAGGCGGTCGAGGCTGCGCTGCGCCACCTTGCGCTCGAGACTCGCATGGGTCTAAAGCGCATCCAACTTGACGCCGTTGACGTGCTCGACCAGCGGTGATATAGTGCGCCTCGGAGCAGTGTCTCCAAAATCAGCCCGCCGCGTGCGGGCTTTTTCGTTTTTATTGACCCCCTGCCGCCCTTTCAAGTGTCCGTCTCCCATGAGATAGGGATGGCTAGGGGTGTCATTCATCGTCTTGTGGAGACGCCACAGTGGACAAGAAAGCAGCAAAGAATGAGCGATACACCTGAAAAGAAACCCATCAAGCGCAAGTACGTGCCAGAGACGGTGGCGCTGCATCGCAAGCCAGAGCGCGACGCCGCTGAGGTCTTGCGTGAGCAGGTTCTTGGCGTGGCTGATGAGGTGTTCGATCGCTACGTGTGGGGCGAATCGTTTCAAGCGATCGCCGACACGCTCGACTTTAAGGTGGCTGGTTGGAAGCTGCGTGCCATCCTCATGGAGCACGAGACAACCAAAGAGACCTACGCCAAGATTGGCGCCCTACGCGCCCACAACTTGGTTGACGCTGCCATCGACTACGGTCGCAGCGCCGCAGCCATTGGTGACGCCGCAGGCTTTCGCGTTGCCGTGGACACCAACCTCAAGGTGGCAGCCAAGCTCAACGTCATGGACTATGGCGACAAGTCAAAGCTCGAGCTGACTGGCAAGAATGGTGGCGCCATCGAGGTCAAGGCCGACCTCACGCTCACCGCAGAGCAAGCCTACGAGCGCATGGTCAAGGGCATCTGATGGAAAACTTCGATTGGATCAACCCAAACTACGAAGAGGTTTTTCAGCAGCGCGTTGAGCGCCTCGAGCGCATGCGCGCGCAACCCGAGATCGTGCATCGACTCAAGGACTACTACGCGGGCAACCCTGCCGACTTCATCAACGATTGGGGCATGACGTTTGACCCACGCTTGGCCGAACGTGGATTGCGCACCGTGGTCCCATTCGTCTTGTTCCCCAAGCAGCGCGAGTTCATTGATTGGCTGCTGCAGCGTTGGCTCGCACGCGAGGACGGCCTAGTCGAGAAGTCTCGTGACATGGGCCTGAGTTGGCTCACCGTGGGCTTTGCCGCATGGATGATGCTGTTCAAGACTGGCACTGTGGTGGGCTTCGGCTCACGCAAGGAAAGCTACGTCGACCAAATCGGCAACCCAGCGTCGCTGTTTTGGAAGGTGCGAGAGTTCATCAACTTGCTGCCATCCGAGTTCCAACCTGACAGTTGGGACGCCGCGAAGCATGCGCCGTTCATGAAGATCCAAAACCCAGAGAACGGCTCGTTCATCACTGGCGAAGCTGGCGACAACATCGGTCGTGGTAATCGAACCTCAATCTACTTCGTGGACGAGGCCGCCTTCTTGGAGCACCCAGAGTCTGCCGACGCCGCGCTATCCCAAACCTCTAACTGTCGACTGTACGTGTCCACGCCCAACGGCGCGGGCAACCCGTTCTATCGTCGCGCCCACGACGGCAAGACCAAGAAGTTCGTCTTCGATTGGCGTGACGACCCACGCAAGGACGAGGCTTGGTACGAGAAGCAGAAGGCCACGCTCGACCCAGTCGTGTTGGCCCAAGAGGTTGATCGCAGCTACACCGCTTCGGTGGCCAACGCGTTCATTGCTGGCGAGCTGGTCATGGCCGCGTCGCGCAAAGGCCCCATGGATGTCATGCCCTACGGCCCCATCATCATGGGTGTTGACGTCGCTCGCTTCGGTGACGACGGTAGCTCAATCAGCCTACGCCAAGGCCGCGTGCTGCTGCGTCAGATCAACTTTCGTGGTGCTGACGTCGTCGACGTGGCGGGCCGCGCCAAAGAGGTTTACCGCGAGCAGTTGGGCGACATCGCTCAGATCGCGGTCGACACCATCGGCATCGGCTCTGGCGTGGCCGACATCCTACGCCGCGACTTCGGCGACATCGTGGTGGACGTCAACAGCTCGCTGCGCATGAGCGACGGCAAGAGCTACAACCTACGTGCGCACATGTGGCGCGAGATGCGTGAGTGGCTCAAGGCTGGCGCCTCCATTCCAAACGATAATGCGCTGATCACCGACCTCACCGCCTTGCAGTACGGCTACAAGGGTGGCGAGCTTTTGCTTGAGAGCAAACAAGACGCCAAGAAGCGCGGCATCAAATCACCAGATCGAGCAGACAGCTTGGCTCTGACATTCGCTTACCCAGTCGAGAAGAAAGACGATTGGGTCGTTCCAACAGGGCAGCACCAAGCTTGGGCTGCGCTTGATGAGGTCACAGGATACTAAGGGTAAACCATGCACAATCCAGACGAAAACAATCAGCACATGGCCGTTATGGACGGCGACGAGATCATGACTCGTGAGCAGTACGACCAACGCGTGCACCAAGAGGTCGAGAAACTGCACGGCATGTTCTCCACCCTACGCGACAAGTGGGTGCAGCATCGCGCCCAAAGCAACGTCGAGAAGCGTTGGCGTCGTGCGGCTCAGCTCTATTGGGGCGAGCACAACACCACGACTGGTGAGTTCGAGAACACGTTACGTAACGGCCCGCCTGCGCGCAAGGTCACGGACGGCAATCGCTCACGCGTGGTGGTCAACATCGTTCGACCCAAGGTGGACCAAGCCATTGCTCGCATGTGCGAGATATTGTTCCCCACCGACGACAAGAATTGGGGCATCAAGCCCACGCCAGTGCCAGAGGTGGCCAACATGGTTGGCGACGAGCGCCAAACCGTGAACCCCGCCACGGGTGAACCCACTGGCATGACCGCCAACCAAGAGGCTCAGGTGGTCATTGAGGCTGCCAAGAAGTCAGCTGAGGCCATGGAGAAGTCGATCGACGACAGCTTGACCGAGTGCAGCTACAACGGCGAGAGTCGTGAGCTGATCGACAACGCTGTGCGATTGGGCACAGGCATCATGCACGGCCCCTTTCCAGCGCGTCAATCGAGCAAGGTGTGGCTACCCCAGCAGGGCGGTCTGCAAACGCTTCAGATCAACGAATCTATCGTGCCATCGTCGGAGTCGCTTGACCCATGGAACACGTTCTTTGACCCAGCGTGCGGCAACGATCACCAACGTGGCCGTGGTTTCTTCATCCGTCGCGACGTAACTCGCAAGGAATTGCGCCGCCTTGTGGGGATTCCCGGCTACGACGCCGACGCCATCCGCGACGTCCTCCGCGCCCCACCCAATCGCATCCGCGTCGCCGAAGGCCGCGTCATGCGTGACGTCATCAAAGAAGACAGCTACGAAATGTGGACC